AGCATACTTTTCATCGTATCCAGGGATTACTTCTTCAATTTCGTTGAAAAACTTTTCTACCTTCTGATTCCATTCTTGCGCTTCAGCTTCTTGTTTCTGCTGGAGCGACTGATTAACAACTGCTTCACGGTTATTACGAGCTTCCCAATATGCCTGTTGTGCTTGTTCGCGCTTATCTTTAAGTTCGGCTAAGTCGTAGGTATTACCTTCTTCCCTAGCCTGCTTAATAGCAGCGTCAACAGTGTGATACTGTTGAGCAAGTTCTTGTTCATTAGCAGACAATATATTATTAACAGCTTCAGTCAAACCCATAAGCTGACCTAACTGTTGTTCTCGTTCGGCTTCAATTTCCTTCCGTGCTTCACCTAGTTCGCGACCCTTCTTTGAAAGATGTTGTTCCGTAGCGTATCCTTTGCGAAGTTCGGCAAGTGATACGAGGGATTGTTCACCATCAATGGTTACGGGAACATGAATGTCCCAATCAATTTCTTCTTCTTCGTAGGCAGTAACTTCGTCGGTAGCGTCTTCTTCAGAGGCATCTTCGTCATCACTTTCTTCTTCAGATTCTTCATCAATCTCTTCTTCAACATCATTCTCTGACTCGTCTTCATCCATTGGGTCTTCTGAATCGGACTCGTCAGGATCGACTTCATACTCCATCTCATCGTCGGGTAGAGATTCCATGCTAGGTACATCATCCTCATCGAGGAATTCGGTACTAGAAAGAATGTCAGCCAAGATTTCATCTTCAGTGCGATCGGTATTAACATCAGTAGAAATGGCATCCTCATCGAGGGTAGCGACTTCGTTTACTTCAGTATCATCCATTATTTCTTATCTCCTTTAGCTTTCGTAGGTGCTTTTGTGGGTACAGCTACTTCTGCTTTAATATAATCTCGAATATTAATCATGTTGCTCAAAGTATTCACGGTATCTAAAATACGTACCGGATGTTGTGCAATCATTTTAATATCACGTTCGATTGCAGCTTCTAAGGCTGCGACTGCTTTTTGTTTATACTCAGTCATTAGTTGTCCTCTGTAATGTGTGGAATGTTCTTCCCATAAGTTTCAATAGCGATTAATCGTTCTTTAACAGAACCTAATCCCATAGCTGTGCTATATAAAAATTCACGGCTCTTAGATTCGTGTGGATCTGTTTGAAGCCACTCTACAAAAAGGTCTACTAAGACTTCTCCGTAGGCTTCATTAAAAAATGATTCCCGCTCCCGCGAAGAAAACTCTGCGCGTACCAGAGCTTCTTTCGCGAGTTGATCAGGATGAACTTTTCCAGTCAGCTTCTTCTCAGCTGTCTTTTTATACTTGTCCATTTATATTTGTCCTTGTTCCATCATCGCTTGCATCATTGCAGCTTCCTCATCTTCAGGGGTAGCAGCTGATGCAGGTGAGACGGGTAAGTTATTAGACATTGCTTGAATACCTGACATAGCGAGTTGGAATAACTCTTCGAAGTCAGGGCGTGGAGGCAATGATAGTCCGTCTTTAGCAGCTTCCAAAGCAAGTTTGGACCATTCTTGATTTGATTTATCAAGAGCAACCGCTAGTTGTTTAGTATTGTCTTGTAAAGAATTATCCGCTTGAACTTGTGTATAACGAACATTAGCTTCATTCAAAGTTACTTGACCTTGTTGTGCAGCTTGTTTGAGTTGTTTTTCTAGTTCAACCTCTTGCTGTTGTTTAGCCATAGCTTGCTGAGCTTCTTTTTGGAATTGCGGGTCTTCATAATCTTTCAAATACTTATTAGGGTCGAGACCCATAGCTTGAATAGATTCATAAGCCAACGCTAACCCAGCTTCAGGTTTAACAGCCATTCCTTGTCCAGCCGCTTGTAGTGCAGGGAGAACTTGTTGTCCAATATTCATAACTTTTCTCATACGAGATTCGTTACTATTTTCGCCAACATTAATATTTACTTGTACATCCATAGTTTCAGGAAGCTTAGAAACGTCTACTGACTTATAAGCGCCTTCGCTGTATGGGGTTGTGTACAAAGTTTCTTTCATGTTTTGACGCATAATATGGTAAATACCAAGTATGCAACGCTTAAACCCAGTCTCAGCAAATCGGCGTACAATGTGTTGAATACGTTTTTGAGCTGCACTTTGTACTTGAGAAACTTTTTGTTCGCTATTTCCAGAAACGTAAAGTGCATCGTTCAACCCCTGGGCAGCCTTGGACATGCCAGTAGCTTGCTCTTTATGTAATTGTAAAAATTCTAAGAGTGGGACGGTTGAAGATGAAATACTTTCCGGTGGCATCTGCATAACCGCTGCTGCTGGATTACCATTAGTAGCAATTAATTGCTTTGGTTTCATATTTTGGAGTGCGCTGAAATCGACAACATTCGGGTCAGCCAACTTCGGAGAGTAGTTAGTAAGATAAGTATTCTCCACGAATCCCCGCATAATAGCTGTGCTCGCCAAAGTAGACGATCGAACCATATCAGCCATTGAAAGACCGTAGAATTCATGTGGAATTTCAAACGGGCAAATAGCCGCCAGAGGAACCATGTCAATATCTTCTTCATAAAGAATATGATCTCCAACAGTAATAAAGTGTTTAAGTTCAGCTACACCATCACCGTCGCGATCTACTCGTAACCAAGACTCTGTAACTGAGACTTCAGTGTTAGCTTCGGTCCCAAAGAAATCGTTAGAGCTACCTTCCTGGTTAAACTCTTGTCCAGTAACTTCTTTACGGACCGCACGTTCTTCGTTGTAAGCATCAAAAGATTGACCAAATGATTGTCCTAGCCGATCCCAATTACCAATATTATCAGCAACGTCAGGCCATTGTTTACGAATTTCGGAACGAGTCATGTCACGTTGGATAGCGATGAAACTAGCGTCTTCAATAGAGGAAGCATCCCTGTCAATTCGGAAATCTTCCGGTGGTACTACTTCAAGTTTAACACCGGACTTATCGATTTTACGTTTAATACGTACATCATTATAGACTGCTTCTGGGCTTTCTAAGTCAAAGTTATTTTCAAGAAGGAGGTCTCCAACAATTTCTACTTCAGGATCAGCTAGAAGTTCATCTAGAGCTACCTGATTAATAGAATCGTACTCTTCAAAACGATGCTCGTACTCTTCACAGTAGTCCCAACGGATTACTGATGTTTTCCAGAGGAGCGAAGATTTAATCCAAGTATTAAAAATACTCCAACCATCGTTCTTTTTAAAGATGCAATAATTAACTACATCAGAAGCTTGCTGCGCACTCATAAGTGCTGCAGGGCTTGTTGAATATGGGAGGAACGAAGCTAACTTCATATTCTCAAGCATAAGCTCTGAGATGATAGCTAGGTAAGCTTCGATTACTTCAGTGGTATCCGAAGCAACAATGCTTGATACTCCCTGCGGGGATAAATGGTCTTTCGCCATACCCGCGTATTCGTAAGTAGCCTTAATTCTTTCTTGAGTAAGGTCAGATGAACTAAGGAAGTGACCAACACTATGCATAACCCCTGAATCAATAATATTCAGTAGTTCATCATTAGTAATTGCTTCCTTATAACCTCGTGCTTCTTGTGCCATATCTATGACTCCTATCAATCTGTGTAATGAGGGTTTTTTATCTCCACCTGATGACCCTCAACAGGCGAGGACAATGGAGATTACTGAGGCTTCTCGCCGCGAATGTTTAAATTAACACTCTTCGTCGGCTTAGCCTTGTCTTCTTTAGTCCGCTTAATTGGACTTTTCATAATATTATTTAACTGTTTCTGTTCAGGCCCAGTTACTTTACCGAGATATGGTTTACTCATTTAAAGTCCCCTGTTAAATGTGGGTCAACAATTAGTCGACCGATTTGTGGATGTTCAATATCTTCAATTTTTTCTGGCCCTTCGTATGGAACTAATTTTTTATACTGTAATTGTAAACCAAATTTCCTTTTGCCAGAATTAGTAGTGGCAAAGTTAAAAGCCTTACTAATTGTAAACATTCGTCCAAATAACATAATACCAAATTCGTTATTAGTAAAACCCATCTCAGGGTGTTTAGCTACCCAACCGTACCATTGTCCTAAGCTCAAAAAGAAAGGTCCTAAAAAATACAATTTAAAATCACCGTACATTTGACGAGCGCCTTTAGAACTGTCTGAGCAACCTCGGCCACCACCTTTTACCGTACCTTTAAACCAATTACTTTTAACTAAAAGAATTTCGCCTAATGCATCATCAGCTACTAGATTACCTTTAAAGGGACGTTTAGATTTTTCAATGAATAAATGTCGAACGTAATATTTTGTGAATAAAAATTTTTTCATAGTTACCTCCACGCGGGTCCGTTCGACCAACATACTAGTGAATAACGAGTACCTTCTGAAACAGGATTTACTCTGTGTTTTAAATAAGAAGGGAAGAATATCGCATCACCAGCTTTAGAAAGATTAACTGGTTTTTCCTTATGATCTAGTTCTAAATCTCCTCCGCTGTATTGTTCTTTATTATTTAAAAGAATTACCATAGATAATTTGCGGAGTTGTTTGTTATTAGAATTATGCAAAACATCTTCATGCCAATCATAAAAGGCTTTTGTTTCACTTTTATAAACACCAAATTGAGGCGCTTCATTATATTGAAGATCGTAATCATACCATTCACAGTTAACTCTTTGAATAAGTCTATCTACAGATAAATGTAGATTATTTTCGAAAGAATTATTTTCTGCAATGTCTTTTGCAAAACTAATTTCAGTTTCGCGAATTTTTTTATTGACGCCGCTATCTTCAATAGTTGCGTCAGACTTTTCTTTAGTATTAAAGTAATCAATAATTTCTTTACAATAATCCTCTGAAAAAGCTCTTGGAACGTTATACCACATAATTTGTCCTCTAATGTAGTGTTATTTATATATTCGAAGCATTTTACAATTTTCTTGAGATGTATTTTGAATATTTGTTGTTGACGACGTTAATTTATAAACCTGATAAGCCTTCAAAATTCCATTTTCATTTAAAACATCTTCAGAAAATAAAATGTAACATTCTTCGCTATCTGGTTTAATTAATTCAAAAGAACTATTTGGGGAAATATCGCCATGTTCTCTTGTCCAACTTTCTATCTTCCCATCAACATGGGTAAGACAGAAAAAAGAAAAACCTTCAGGCCCTGCTTCCATCCGAGAAGATTCTGATTTTAAACCATATTTAAATTGCCATTCTTTCCAAGGTGTAATAACTGAATCTTTTTTGTAATGCACAGAAAACTTATTAGGTTCTAAAGTAAAGTCGTATGTCCCACCTTGATTAGATTCTTCTATATAATTTTTAAAAGCAATAAAGTCTTCTTGCGGAATTGGTTCTTCCCAACTCCAAGTATTAATTACGGAACCACTAGTTATTACATGAATCCCAATGGTTTTTTGAACATTATTAAGTGTAGGATGATTTTGATTTATATCATAAACATTATGCTCATCAAGTGTGCTTCGGCTCATAAAAGAACCTGGAGTTTGGTTTTTTGCAACGGCAACTGCAAACTTATCAAAATAACGTTTGGTTGATTCGAATACAAAGGTTGATTCTACAGTCATTAAATTGACTCCTCTACTCCAGGTTCATTTATAGTGAAATGAAAATAGTTTGGATCTTTAAGCCGTTTCACTTGATCCAAGCAAAACTCATCTAAGTTTGTTGGCCATACTTCAGGTTCTATAATTACAATTTCGTTATCCGAAAAAATTAATTTTAGTACTATAATATTTTCTGATTGAATCGAACTTAGTACTTTATAATTACTATAGTCTACCATTACTTTATTCCTTCATAATTAACTTGAGAGTATTACCAGTTGATGGAGTAGTTATTGTTGGCAAGGTGTGATTAGCACTATCCCAATAAAATTGATGATTTATATGAGTACTATCCCATGCTTCACCGTCATAAAGATCAGCCTCTGCAAGTTCTAACTCGACTCCATTAACGATTATATGAGTAAAATGTGCCAGCTCAAATGCTTCCCCTCTAGTAACAGGTATTCTATAGAAAAAACGGAAGTTAGAGGCGAGATGAGCACCAGTTACTATTAAGTCGTTAGCCCTATCTAACCTAGAAGTAGTAGTGTCATTTGTAATATCTCCGTAAGAAATAGTATTACCAGCTGTTCTCAAATAACCTGCAGAAGCATCACCTGTATTGGATGAAAAAGTTGTATCCAATATGACTCCATCATCGAATCCATAAAGTTCACTATGTTTTACATTCCCAGATTTAAGTCCAGGGTTTAATGAGTAGTAATTAGTGTATCTTTTACCATCGGAAATTGTTATTCCGTAATAATCGCTTTTAGTTCTAGTGGAATTAACAAAGTTTCCTTTAGCGTCAACGTTATCTTGCCAACTTGAATACGTTCCTGCTACCTTTAAGGTCCCTCTATTTATAGTCATAACACCATCAATCATTTCGGGATCTGATAAAAAACCATCTATAGCTATAAAATCGGTTTGATTATTAGAATAAGTTTTTGAGGTAGTTGTGTTATTAGTAATATTAAGATTAATAGCGAGAACACGTTTATATCTACTAAAATTACCATAAGAAGTAGTTACAGTTCCGCCGCCGTTACTTGCAGTTGCGACTTGTAGTGTTCTTAACTCCCAGTAAGTATCAGTATCACTAACGTAAGCATCTGAAAGATTAGTGGCTTTAATTCCAGGTTTCGGAACCCAATATTGATTGCCATTTCGAAAGTCAGAAGCGGAAACAGCTCCGCTACCACCTAAGTGAGTCCTAAGATCTCCATAGCTGATAGGCCCAGAAGTAATAGATAGAATTGCCATATTACCCTCCTATATCTATGGGCTACCGAAAGCAGTAATATCATCTGCAGCTGTTACAGCCCCATTAGTGTTTAATGAAAACACTGTTGTTCCGTTATAATCGAAGTCTAAACGATTGTCAGTACCAATTTTAACAGACCATTTAGATGCCCCGAATAAAATAGAATTACCATTAGTATCAAGATTACCGCCAAGTTGAGGTGTTGTATCTAATACAATATCCGTACCACCAGTAGGGCCTGTTGGTCCTGTCGGACCTGGGGGACCTGCAACGGTACTATCAGCGCCTGTAGGACCAGTAGGTCCTGTAGGTCCAGTTGCACCAGTAGGTCCAGGAGGACCCGCTACAGTACTATCAGCACCTGCAGGGCCAGTAGGACCAGTTGGGCCTGTAGGTCCTGGGGGACCAGAAGGTCCTGTAGCACCCGTAGGTCCTGGGGGTCCAGATACTGTACTGTCTGCCCCTGTAGGTCCGGTGGGTCCAGTAGGTCCAGTTGCACCAGTAGGTCCTGGTGGGCCAATGGCACCATCATCTCCGTCAGCCCCCGTAGGTCCTGTAAGACCAGTTGGCCCAGCAGGTCCAGTAGGTCCAGTAGCACCATCAGCCCCTGCAGGTCCTGTAGGTCCAGTAGGTCCTGGAGGACCAGCTACAGTAGAGTCTGCACCAGTAGGGCCTGTAGGTCCAGTAGGTCCTGTAAGTCCGGTCGGGCCTGTAGGACCGTCAGCGCCAGTAGGTCCGGTTGGACCTGGCGGTCCGGCTACAGTAGAATCCGCTCCAGCAGGGCCAGTAGGACCTGTAGGGCCTGTTGGACCAGTAGCACCATCATCACCTGCGGGACCAGTTAAGCCAGTAGGCCCAGTTGGACCTGGGGGTCCTGCAACGGTACTATCAGCACCATCTGCGCCTGTAGGACCCGTGGGACCTGTAGGGCCAGTATCACCTTGGATACCTTGGGGTCCGGTAGGACCAGTATCACCTTGAATTCCTTGAGGTCCAGTAGGACCGTCTGGTCCAGTAAGTCCAGTAGGACCTGTTGGGCCTGTGGGTCCATCGGGACCTGTAGGACCTATCGGACCAGTTGGGCCAGCTACTGTACTGTCTGCCCCTGTAGGGCCAGTAGGACCTGTGGGGCCTGTTAATCCAGTAGGACCATCGGGACCCGTAGGCCCAGTGTCACCTTGAATACCTTGCGGTCCAGTAGGACCCGTAGGACCATCAACGCCTGTTTCCCCTTGAATTCCTTGAGGTCCAGTAGGACCATCGGGACCCGTAGGGCCAGTATTACCTTGAATTCCTTGGGGTCCAGTGGGACCTGTATCGCCCTGAATACCTTGAGGTCCAATAGGCCCTGTAGGGCCTGTAAGACCCGTAGGGCCAGTGGGTCCAGTAGGGCCAGTGTCGCCTTGGATACCTTGAGGTCCGGTGGGGCCTGTTAATCCAGTATCACCTTTGTCACCCGTTCTATCGAATGTAAAAAGTGTTTTGTAGTTATTATTAAAAGCGTTAGCTGTTCCGCTAATAAACGAAACGTCTAATGTGAAATACCCTGAATTTTCTGTGATTGAATTAAGTTCGAAAACTAGAAATTCAGCTGTATTACCAGATTCAACAAAACGAATATGACCTTTTACGGTGCTAGTACTATCGTCAAGGGTTCTAAAAAACGCTTGGTTATCTGCACTATTTAAATCTGTATCTGCAATGTAAATCTTAGTTGCGCTAAATAAACTTGTAGTATCAAAACGGAAATACGAGTTACCAGGATCCTCATCTGAAGTAGTGTTAGAGTAACGATATTCAAAAGTTACACCACCAGAAGCACCCGTTTGACCTACTGATCCTTGCGGACCTGTTAAGCCTGTTGAACCGTCAGAACCATCGGCACCTGAAGGACCTGTTGGACCTGTTGGGCCAGTATTACCAGTTGGGCCTACGGGACCTTGAGGACCTGTAGGACCATCTGAACCACTTGAACCTGGCGACCCTGACGGACCCGTTGGGCCTTCTGGACCAGTAGGTCCGGTAGGTCCTGTAGGGCCTACTCCTGCGGGAGGAGTGTTAGTTAGGTTATTATAGTTGAGATAATAATTCCCATCTTGACCGTCAAGTTTATCGGCATCTACGCTTGCAGGAGAATCATTAAGAATATTTGACATATCTCTAGTTTTACCCATAATTATTCTCCTAATTCGTTTTGAGGGGGCGGCGAAATTAAATCGTCTTCATCCCCGTATAATTCTTTTTTAAATAAAGCTTCTAAAGCTAAAGCCCTAGATTCTTCTTTGTGAACATTTATTACCCATTGCAAACAATCTTGGTCGGTAGGTTGTTCAATAAATTCGCTTCTCTCATTTGTTAGCGGTTCAACACCACCAAAGATAGCAGCTGCAACATCGAAAACGGTTGAACTTTTAATGCTCGCACTATTCCCTTCAAGATCGGTAGCGGTGCAAATCCAAGTTACTGACCTTACAGCATTAGCTATTGTTGCTACTTCTTTATTAAGGAATTCCCATGTATAAGATAATGACATATTAACTCCTAAGATATAGTCCAAGTTCGTCTTCGTATTTCGTAATCACTTACTGAACCAACCGAACTTTGGAAACTACCTTTTTCATATTGATAACCATCCGTAGCTCTTATAGTATCCCCGTCATCTCCACCAGCCGCTGCTGTTTTTGAAGTACCACCCCAAGTGAAGGTGTATTCATCAGTTGAGCTATTGTATTGAACGCGGTAAACATCTAAGAAGGTAGTAGAATATTCGTAATCAGACCAATCCCCAAAGGAGAAGGCCGTTCCCCCAATGCTAAATCTTTTATATCGAGCCTCAACTTCTCCTAATGTATCTGGTGCGCTATCTGCATTAGCTAAAATCCAAAGATAAACAGAACCTTCAGTAGCTTCATTAACAAATTGCAACGGTATATTAGCGGAATCTGAGTTACTATAAAAACGGTCTACTAAACCTGGTAGTTTATTTGTTTGAGGAGATTTATAAATTACGGTATTAGGATTCGAGCCTGGATCAAGAGTACCGCTAGTAGTAAATAGTATAAATACCGTTTTAATATGATTAGTACCACCAGTGATTCTTACGAAACCATTGTAATGTCCTAATCCAGTACCAATCGGCATAACATATTTATGCTGGGTAGTCGTCCAAGCGCCAATAGTACTTCCTGAAACTACGCCACCCGATGCAGGTAGTAATAAGTTATTAACTGCAACCGTAGAAGCATCAATAGTCCCCGCAGTCATCGACCCGAAATCAGCTGAAATAGCTGATAATTCACTGACATTCAACTTGTTAGCATCAATAATGTTATTAACAAATAAGTCGGTCGAATTAATAGCGCCTGCTTGTATTGTACCAGCAACAACAGCATCCGCGCCTATCTTGGCAGCGGTGATTGCGTTGGAAGCAATTTTATCAGACTCAATAGCGCCTGCTTGAATTTTGCTTGCGACTATTGAATTAGCCGCGAGTTCGTTAGTACCAACGGCCCCCGCAAAAATTTCATTAGAAGTAATAGCTCCCGCCGCAATTTCAGCGGCAGTAATTGTATCAGTAGCAATCTCAGATGCGGTAACAGTGTTAGCAGCAATTTCTGTTGCAGTTACAGTACCCGATGCGATTTCAGATGCGGTAATTGTATTAGCCGCAATTTTAGCTGAAGTAATAGCACCAGCGGCAATAACGTCACCTTGAATTGCGTCAACTGCAATCTTAGCATTAGTAACTGCGTCCTCCGCAAGTTTAAGTGTAGTAATATTGCCATCTAAAATTTGAGCACTAGTTAGTTGACCTGATATATTACTGGAAGCTACGTTTGCAGTCCAAGAAGCTCCGTTGAACCTATAAAGTTTTTGATCGGTAGTAAGAACAACAACTCGACCTAAGGTGTTACCTGTAGTAGGAAGTGAAGTTACTCTTTCAACAGGTCTAACATCTGCACTAAAAAGGTCTACCCCTAATTCGCCAGAAAGATCTTGTGTAGAAACTACTGCAGTCCACTCGGTCCCTGTATAACGATGCAACTTATTATCTGTAGTATTAAATACTATTTTAACTCCAGTATAACCAGTTGGAGATGGGAGAGAACTAACAATAGATATAGGTTCAATACCGGAAGCAAAGTTATCTTCCGTAACTTCAGAGATAGAACCAGGAGGACCTGCAGCACCAGGAGGGCCAGGTGCACCATCTAAACCGTCGTCGCCATCATTCCCTGGGGGGCCAGGCGCGCCCGTAGCTCCTGTAGGGCCGATAGGTCCTGTAGGTCCTACTACGGTAGAATCAGATCCTGGAGGTCCAGCCGGACCCGTTAGTCCTGAAGCGCCAGTGGGTCCAGGGGGACCTGAAGGTCCTTGTGCTGAGGGTGTTATTAAACCGTCTTTATCAATAGAAAATCTTGTTGTCCCATTATAAATAAAGTTAACTACGTCGTTCGCCCCTTCTGCGATAGTCCAGTTTTCTAAGTTAACGCTACTAACGAGGGAGTCAATGTCTTCTAAACGAGTATTAGTATTATAAGTCCATGAGTCTAAAACAGTATCGCCAGTGATAGGTGGTTTAATCTTAGACATAGCTTATTCCTCTTACCATTTAACTTTGTGAGACCAATACCGAGCGCTAAGTTTGCTTGGATTAGAATCTTGTGCGTTATGTCGGGCGTAATAAGCTTTCTTTCTAGCTTTACCCTTAGCAGATTTTGGGTTCTTCCCTTCACCGCTAACGCCTTGAGCGCCGAAGCGAATGAGTTTAATTGTATCACCTTCCTTAGCAAGAACTGCGTGGCTCTTCTTAGGATGTTTAGGTGTTCTCTTCGGTTTATTGTAACCACTAAAGGTTTCACCGCGATAAGTTATACTCATTATTATCTCCTTAAATTATATAGGCAGTTTTCATTCGTGCCTAGGAACCCTTGTCGGGTATCGGATAAGTGAGTTCCGACACTACAACGAATGGCGTAACGCGACGCCTGCTCCGTTGGGACCATTATTACTTAACCACGGCCCAAGGTAATTTCTAGAAACAATAAACTGATACCGCAAATACGGCTACCGTCCAAACTGCTTCTTGAATAGTGCGCGGAACATCGAAGCCAAAGAGTTTATCAACCCTTGGGTCCAATGTTTGCGCTAAGATTGAGGGGAGTACTTTTAATAGATTTAACATTTAGTTCTCCTTAAATTTCACAGGCGCCAGCTACACATGCAAGTGTTTGAGCGCCTTCTGTGTTATCTTCTTTTTCATAATTAACTAAGTCAGCAAAGTTAATTTGGGAAGGGAAAGCTGCAAAAGCTTCTTCATAAGTTTCTTCAGAACAATCTTGATACGGCGCTTGTGCATACGTATGATCGCTGTAGGGAAGAAATGAAATGCCAGAACAGATTTCGAAATGGTTATAAACCCAAGACCCAACTTCCATCCACTCCTCATCTTTAACATAGATAGTTACAGATGGTTTATGTTCGCACCAATTCACTGCAAAATTTTTCCAGTTCTCAAGTTGCTCAAGAGCCGATTGTTCATTTGCTAGAATAGCCCCTTCCGGAGATTTAATTGGGAAACTGAAGATAGTAGTACTATTCGGTTTCATAGCGCAAGGTTCGTTAGGTACACCTACGTCTTTCAGAAAATCAGTGATAGGGTCCTTGTTATCTTGTCGCACAGTACGAATGTAATACGGGGCAAAACGCCCGTGAATGCCTGAAGCAGAATTAACAAGCTGCGAAACAGTACCGGATGGCTTAATACAGGTAATAGCTGTACTCTGGGGAATCCCCAACTTATCAGCCCATTCCTTATTTGTTTCGATAGCAACATCTTTCATCTCCTTCAGGAGTTTAGCGTCTGGGTTATGGAGGAGGGGGCAATCCTGGATTCCGGTGAGAGACACTCCGAGCAGAGACTCTTCGGCAGTATTGCGTTTCCACACTGAGCGCAGGTAGGGAAGGTCTGTAAGCGTTGCTTGTAATGTGCCAAGAATTGTTGCCAACCGTACTTTGCGCTTGAGACTAGCCTTCGTATCTTTTTCACGAGCTACTACCTCCGATAAGTTGCAGAATTGATTTGGTCGCAGAATAATTTCTGAGCAGGGATTCGTTCCGAAATCCCAATCAGCGTCCCTGCGGCCATTCTCTCTCGCTTTCGCCTGAGCTGCAACGCGCGAGAATATGCCTCGCTCTCCCGATTTACTTTTGACAAGGGCGGTCCATTCATCTAGGAAGGTCTCCATATCTGGTTTTACTTCGTAACACGCGCTATTATTAGCTAGCGCCCGATGACCGTAGTGTTCCCACCAGTTACCGCTTTTAGCATCGCGTACTTGGGGATCTCCAAGGTCCGAAAGCGAAATCATAGCACTCCGACGTACACCGCCGACAACAATGATTTCACCTACTTTACATAGAATATCGTGGCATTCAATGGGAGTTAGCTTTCGTCCAGCGGCTCCTTTAAAAATTCGATCGATGAAACCCATGAGGTCAATAAGAGGTTCTGGACCGCTAGCCCGTCCTCCCATTGTTTTAAGCCGAGCTCCTGCGGGGCGTACTTTACTGTAGTCCCACTGGTGTACTTGACCAAGATATAGATCTGCCACTTGTTTGCGGATAGCTTTCGCCCATCCTTCTTTGGAATCCCCAACTACAATCTCCCGTTCAGTTTCGGTAAATGTATCGTTTACGATGGGGAGTTTAGAAACAAACTTTGATTCAACACTAAACCCAACACCAGTACCGCTGGCTAGGATATAAAGTGCTTCATCAAAGGCTCGGGGGGAGTCTACTGCTAGGAAGGAGCAGTTAAATCCTGCTACATTATTTTTAGCTAGCGCGTTACCAGCACTCCAAAGACAACGCATAGAAGGCATTACTTCCATTGAATGGATGGCCTTATAAAGTTCAGCGTAATCATCTTTGCTCAAGCGGTCGCCCCAGTAATCTAGGTAGCGAGTAACTGTTTCTTCCCAAGTCTCCCGTTTCTGTGTTTCCTCATCCCAACGAGCGTAACGTGAGAGGTGAATAAATTTTTGATATGTGTCCATTTTAGTTACTCCGAGTAAACTGATTTATAATAACCGTTAGTAAGATGAGTCTTGAGTTCAGTGTACCCACCGATGTGTAAGTTACCCTTCATAATTTGGGGAACCGTAGACCATTTCCGACTCTTAAACATCTTTAGAGTTTCGGGATCTGAATCCACATCGATAAGCTCATACTCAAGATAATTATCTTGGAGTAACTTTTCGGCCTTCTCACAGTAGCCGCATGTTTCTTTTGTGTATACCGTATACATATTGTCCTCTATATGTGTACGCTACTTGACTAAGGTAAGCTTTGCAATTTCCGCTTCCAACTCGTCGTCGCTTAAGTCACTGGTACTTATAGTCTGGTTAACTTCTTGACGTTGTAGTTTGGGGGCTTCGTATTCTGCTATGATAGCTGCAATACGGGTTGCTTCGCTTTTATCACCTTCTTCAAGTGCTTCGTACATATTATAACGGAGGACATCGAGAGCGCTAAATGACGCTTCATCTTCTTTAATGACCTTCGCTAGTTGTTCCATTTTCTCTTTGATCTCATCGCGAATAGCTTTATTACGCATACGAGTTTCATAACCTTTCTTACGATATTCCTCAGCCATCTCGGGGGAGGTAATCGGTTTAAGGTTTGATAATGATTTATCAGAAACTGGGTGTTTACTTTTCATTTCTCTCTCCTATAACCAGTTAGTATCGTCGTCTATGTTAGCACCGCCTACGCGGTCTCTCCATGACACTCTATCGTTTGTAAGTTTATTTCCGTGGGTCCTCAAGACTTCTAAACCCATAGCGCAAGCCATGACAGTATCATCGTTACAGCCAGCCATAGCTTCCATCTTTCCAGAATCTTTGGATATGTAAGTCTTGAGTTCTTTGATAATTGTTGTTGAAGGTATACGAATATCATCTTCATTCACCGCATTCTGGAGTAAACCAATGATCTGTGGTTTACTCGACATAGTAGTTTTAAATCCAGGACGAGCGCCTTCGGACGACGAAAGATCGGCGACCCTAGCTTGATAGTATAAGTTTACATATCTCATCTGATCCAAACGTAATAATGTAGCTAGACCAATACTATTAGACTCAACGCATAACAAAGCGTTATTGAAGTAGCGACCTAAATAAAAAAGTATTTCCCCAAACTCAGTGGGGTCTACTCTGTTATTACGGTACATAGCTACGACTTCCCTATTGGAATTCATAACTACGGCGCACGAATAATCTTTACCTACGCCTTGAGCTACGTCAGCGGCAATAATGAAGGGCACATCGAATTGGGGGTATTCCCAAATTTCTAGGGAGCCTTCTTTGGCTTCTACAAATTCACCCGTCATTGGGTTGAATTCTCTTAGAGCCTCTGCTTCAGTAGCTACTAGGTCATTCAATTTTTCTTGGTCAAAAACGGTGTTACCCGAAACAATAAATGCTTCCTCAGCGTTAGCTGGGTATTCTTGTTTAAACTTATTCTCACCGCCCTCAGCAATCTTGAGGCGCCTCCAGTATAACTGGTCGTTATCTAGATCGTACCTCTCAACTAGCTCGTCCTCTTCTACGGTTCTCTCAAACCCCGAAGGGGCGTCGCGTCGATATTCCTCAGTTGCAAACCAGGGAATGAATACTGCAAGGTACTCGTTCTCCCCATTAGCCGCTCCTTGGAAGAGACGCCAGAATTCTCCGGAAGCCCCGTTCGCCGTGGATTCCAAAATTACTTCGGTACCCTCGGCTTGAGAGATTCCTTGGAAGAGTCCCGCCAAAATCTTTTCGTCGTGAGTCCAAAATCCAACCTCGGAAAGGTGGGCGATGGTGGGGGTAGTTCCGCGTCCAGCTTCTGGTGAACCAGCAGTGTATAGACGGTACCCGCTTTTATTCTCTTCAAATAAGATTTCTTTCGCATTAGATTTTTGAAGGGTAGGCCGGAGTTCGTCCGTCATATTGTCAATAATATTTCGGGACATACTAAATAAGGCATCCGACGTAGCGCTGTCGTGAGCCATCACTACCGACTTGGAGAAGTTGGTAAAGTAAGTCTTCCAGAATACCCGCGCAGCGCAATAGGTAGATATGCCTTGCTGCCGCGCTTTGAGGATGATGACGCGTACGCGACCAGTTTCCTCTATTTGTTCGTCAATAGCTTCTGTAATGAGCCGTTGGGGTTCGTTAAAGAGGAAGGGGACAAAACCTTGGGAGGAATCTTTTGTTAGGATCTTAACGTTTTCCGCACAAAATTTTTCGAAGTCTACTTCGTATTCTTTTAGGGCTTCCCTTTTAGCTTTCTCTTTAAGAAGTTCAAGCGTCCTCTTGTTCTTCATTAACTTATAGTCCTTTTACTCGATAGTAAAGAATCAAATACTGCGTCTCGACCAACATAACCTACTTCGCAAATTAAATTTGAAGCAGCAGTATATTCTTGAATGGAGCCGTTAGATTTGTGGATATGAATTTCTTCAATATTCCCATTGAGATCTGTATGGAAATGGGCAGAATGGTCTAGACCCCAGTAAGTAATCTTATTGTCAAGGGCTTCGTCTACATCTGCGCCAGTAGTGTTTATAACGCGTACTACCAAAGTTGCCATTAGGTTTTCCTCCGTTTAGCTGAAGTTTTAGCGGCTACCTTTTTAGGTTGGGCGCTGTGCTGTCTACCTTTGCGGATATCTTTTTTCTTTTTAGCATTAGTAGCTTTCCGTTCAGCGGGGGTAAGTTTTTTCCACTCGGCTTCTGGAAGATAACGACCACCACTAGCGTTAGGTCCTTGGGTGGAGGGCTTTCCAGAGGAAGTCTTCCAGTTCTGTTTGGTCCATCGAGTGAGCGATTGTTGTTGTCTAGTTTTTCCCATTAACTCTTATAACCACCTCCAGCCGCTTTGTAGGCTTTAGCTAGCATTTGAGCTTTCCTAGCAGACCACTGTCCAGGTTTTCCACCTTTGCCTTGGGCTTTAATCTTTTTAAATAAGCGTTCCCGCAAAGCGGGTTTAGTGTAGTTCCCACTTTCGTTTACTCTACTTTTAGATTTAGCCATGATAATATTCCTTAACGACGTTTCCCTGGGGGTCCCCGACGTTTCCGTTTTGTAACGTTATTTTTAACTTCTACAGTGCGACGACCAGAAGCGCCTTTCATTCCTGGCTTACCTACTTTCATAGTTTTAGGCTTAGGCTTAGTAGTGGGCTTCACTTTATTACCAGCAAGTACTACCCGACCTGGACTGCGAGCTCGCATTGAATCCGTTGGGGAATCACTAGATTTTAGTTGGGGGTTATCTTTGTAAAAACCTTCCATCGGCGATTTGTTAGTTAGGGTAGGTGAAATTGTGGTGCTACGAGGGGTTCCACTGTTAGCACGGTTCTTACCATGCCGAGCGCGGCGACGAGCGTTATGATCAATTCTAGGCATGGGCCTCTCC